TTGACGGAAGTAAAGTAGAAGTAAAAAAGAAATATAGCTGCACCGTCAAAGCTGATCCGGAACTAAAAGAGAAGGCGCATAAATGGCTTCGCGATAATGGCTTAGGTGACATTATTAAAAACAATGTTGCTGTGAGCTTCGGCACTGGCGAAGATAACAAGGCTGAAGAATTTTTTAGCCTTGCCGCATCAAGTGGATACGAACCCGAACAATCTCAAAAGGTTGAACCGTCCACTTTGAGAGCGTTATTCAGAGAGCGTGTTCAAAACGGGTTGGACATGCCCTCTGATGTTTTTAATATTTTTATTAAAGACGAAACTAAAATAACCCGTAAAAAATAAAGGAACGTGAAACATGAAACAAGAAACGAAGACCGCGAATAGCGTAGACGTAAAGAAAGACAACTTGCCTATGGCAAGTATGTTTGAAAGCGATGCCCACAAAGGCATGGAACATATTGGAGCCGATGACTTAGCTCTACCTTTCATAAGAATCTTAGGCGATTTATCTCCGCAAGTTAAAAAATCTAAGGCTGAATATGTGGAAGGTGCAGAACCTGGTATGCTCTTTAATACAGTTTCCAAAGAACTGTATGACGGTAACAAAGGTATCACAGTGGTGCCTTGTTATTACAAAAGAGAGTATATCGAATGGTCTGATAGAGGCGAAGGACCAGGTGCTCCTATAGCTGTTCACCCCGCTAATTCTGATATTATCAATACTGCTAACAGAGATGCAATCGGTAAAGATAGATTACCAAACGGTAACTATTTAGAAAACACTGCATCATATTATGTCATGGTATGTAATGATGATGGAGGTGCAGAAACTGCTTTGATTACAATGAAGTCCACTAGTCTTAAAACAAGTAGACAGTGGAACTCCATGATCAGTGGTATCAAACTTTCAGGAACAAACGGGAAGTTTACACCACCTATGTTCAGTCATATGTATCAACTGAAAACTGTAGAGATGTCTAATAAAAAAGGCACATGGTCTACATGGTCAGTGGGTAAGGTTGGACCTGTTCAAGATATGTCAATCTATGAACAAGCGAAAAAATTTGCTGATAGTGTATCGAAAGGAGATGTACAAGCAAAACACGGTGGTGAAGAAACAGAAGACAACAAAGTTCCCTTTTAGGGATTGCTCATGGTGGGGTCTAATGGCCCCACCAATTTAGGGGATACATGCAAGAAAGATTTAAACAAATATTCGAAGGCTTCAACGAAGCGCACGGCTATACCTATAAGACCGGTGAACGAGATGATCGTGGAAAAGAAAAAGTAAAATCTGGTTTTGAAAGAAAGATAGTCACTGATGAGTTATGGCAAAAACATTTAGACGGTGAACCACCTGCACTAGGAATTATTCCTATTAATGAAAACAATCAATGTAAGTGGGGGTGTATTGATATTGATATTTATAATCTCGATCACAAAAAATTAATTCAAAAAATTCATAAGAATAATTTACCCATGGTGGTGTTCAGATCAAAGTCCGGTGGCGCGCATGTATTTATATTTGTCAAAGAGTTTGTATCAGCGAAGCTGATGAGAATAAAATTAAAAGCGATAGCTGATTTATTAGGGTATCAGTCATCAGAAATATTTCCAAAGCAAGATGAGGTGTTAGTCAAAGAAGGACATCTCGGTAGTTTCTTAAACTTACCCTATCATGGTGGTATCAAAAGTATGCGATACGCTTTGAATGAAAACGGTGACGCATTACAACTCGAAGAGTTTATTGAACTGTATGATCGTGTATCGCTGACCGAGGTTTCTCTCGATGAATTAAAAATAGTCAAACCAAAAATCAAAGAAGTATTCGAAGATGGTCCACCCTGTTTAAATAAATTAGCAGAAGAAGGCTTCGGAGAAGGCAGTAGAAACAATGCTTTATTCAATATCGGAGTCTTTTACAAAAAAATAGATCCAGACAATTGGAAAGATTTATTAGAAGAAGCAAACCAAGAATACGTAAAACCACAACTCAAAGCTGCAGAAGTTTTAAGTGTCATCAAATCTTTAGAACGAAAAGGTTATGACAAGTATCGATGTAAAGACGCACCAATTAATTCTGTTTGTCAATCAGGTTTATGTAAAACAAAAAAACATGGTGTGGGTTTTGAAGATGAACAATTACCAGAATTAAAAAATTTAACAAAGATAACTTCTAATCCACCAGAATGGTTTTTAGAAGTCGATAGTAAAGTTATTAAATTAAAATCAGAAGAACTACATAATCCTAATATGTTTGCTTTGTGTTGTCTTGATCAAGCTAATATTGTGGTGGCTAGTGTTGCTCCAAGAGATTGGCGTCAAGTAATACTCAAAGAATTATTAGAAAACCTACAAGAGATAAAACCTTTGGAGTCATTAAATCATGACAATCAGTTAGAGAACCTATTGTATGACTTTACAGTGAATAGACCTGCAGCAAGAACAAAAGAAGACATGTTAAATAAAATGTCGTGGACCGATGATGATCATAGTTACTTTAGATTGGAAGACTTTTATAATTTTGCAAAAAGAAATAATTGGGAACTCGACAAAACTAAGACAGGTAATTTATTAAAACAGGCAGAAGTATTTGTAGAAGAAGTTCGCATGACTTTGAAAAATCAAACACCTCGTATTGTTAAAATAAAAGCGATGAAAAAAGCAGAGCCAAGTATATCAGGAGTTAAATATGCCGACGACCATTACTAAATGGAGATTGCATCGATGTATAAACTGTTACAGGAAATACACTGGTGCGATGACTATTACAATTGAGAATGTTTTACAACCAGGTAGAAAAAAAGTCTTAGACGAACATTATTGTATCAAGTGTTATAATAAAGATCACTATGATAGACAAGCAAGAAAAAGATAACAATCTTGAAAACGATAATATTAGGACCACCAGGAACAGGTAAGACAACAACTTTATTGAATCTAGTTGACCAGTTTATTCAACAAGGTGTCAAGCCAAAAAAGATAGGATATTTTTCTTTTACAAAAAAAGCTGCAAACGAAGCAAAACAAAGAGCTATCGATAAATTTAATCTTGATGAAAAAGAAGATTTAATTTTTTTTAGAACACTACATTCTTTTGCATTTAAATTTTTAGGTGCAACAAAAGAAGGAATGATGAGGCCACAGGACTACAGGGACTTTGGTTTGAAGTGTGGTATTCCTATCAAAGCTGCAGCATTTTCTGATGAAGATGGTATCTTTAATTCAGATAATGAATATTTAAAAACAATAGAGAAAGCAAAAGTCAAAGGCATATCTGTATTAGAACAATACGATAAAAATGAACATCTCTTGGATATAGAAAGAGATACTTTGTATTTGATAGATAAGGAATTATCTCGATACAAAAAAGAAAGAAACATGAAAGACTTTACAGATTTGTTACTAGATTTTATTGAGAAAGATATGTCTCCTGAGTTTGATGTTTTGTTTATTGACGAAGCACAGGACTTATCTTATTTACAATGGCAAATGGTTAGAACTATTTGGAAAAAGTCAAAAAAAACTTACATTGCAGGTGATGATGATCAGGCTATCTTTCAGTGGGCCGGAGCAGACATCGATCATTTTATTGCATTGAAAGAAGAAGTGGATGAAATAAAAGTTCTAGAACAATCTTACAGGATACCTGGTGGACCCATTCATGAACTATCACAAAGAATAATTGCAAACGTATCTAATCGATACGACAAAGTTTACAAACCTAGAGATGAACTTGGTATTTTAAAATATCACAGTGATGTAACTCAGGTAAACATGAGTGAAGGACAGTGGTTAGTTTTATCGACAGCACATTATCTTTTGGAGGATGTGAAAGAGTTGTGTGAATTGCAAGGTTGGTATTATCAGCACAGAGGTAGAAACTCTGTATCACTAGAATTATTATTAGCTATTTCAAATTGGGAGTCGTGGAGAAAAAAAGAACTTCTTACAAATTTAGAAATTAAAAGTATTTATTCTTATCTTGGTGCAAATGTTTCACCAGGTTTCAGAGACGGTAAAACACTACATTCTAATACAAAGTATTATTTATCACAATGTCAGAAAGAACATGGTTTATTATCTGATAAAGTATGGTTTGAAAGTTTTGATAAATTGGATACAATTACAGAAAACTACATCAGAAATATGAGAGCAAATGGTGAAAAGATAAATCGTAATCCTAGAATTTTATTATCTACGATACATGGGGCGAAAGGTGGTGAAGCTGATAAAGTTTTAGTGCTACCTGATTTAACCAAAGCTGCATTAGATCAAAGTGATAAAAGTCCAGATGAACTTCACAGATTATTTTATGTTGCAACAACAAGAGCGAAAAAAGAATTACACATTGTCAGTCCAAAAAATTATGAAAGGTCTTACTCACTATGAGAATAATATATCAAGATAAAAAATTATTAGTTTCTCTAACAGATGAAGAAGTTGATAAGTTTTATAAAAATAAACACCACCTTGTAGAATTACCCATTGGTTGTTTAACAGTTTTACATCAAGACATTAGCAAAGCAATGAATCAAGCTTATATAAATAATTTAGAAGAACAATATTTTGGCAAGAAATAGTTTACAGATACCGATGTTTTCTCCGCAAACGGAGTGGACACCACCAGATGAATTAAAAGATTTATCGCAAGCAAAACAAATAGCGATTGATTTAGAAACAAGAGATCCAAACCTTACAACACTAGGCTCAGGTAGTGTTCGAGGTGATGGTGAGATTGTAGGTATCGCTGTGGCTGTGGATGGTTGGCAAGGATACTTTCCGATCGCTCATGAAGGCGGTGGTAACATCGATAAAAAAATTGTTATGAATTGGTTCAAAGATGTTTTAAAAACTCCGGCTACGAAAATATTTCACAACGCCATGTATGATGTATCTTGGATACGTGCATCGGGACTACAGATAGTAGGTAAGATTGTTGACACGATGATTGCAGGATCGTTGGTTAATGAAAACAGATTAAGATATAACCTAGACTCTTTGGCTAGAGAATATGTAGGCATGGGTAAAAATGAAAAACTTTTATTTGAAGCTGCAAAAGAATGGGGTGTCAATCCTAAAAAAGAAATGTGGAGATTACCAGCTATGCATGTCGGTGAGTATGCAGAACAAGACGCCGTGGCTACATTAAAACTGTGGGAACGTATGCAGCAAGAACTAACCACACAGGATCTATGGGATATTTTTAATGTAGAAACAGATTTATTTCCGTGTCTCGTAGATATGAAATTTAAAGGTGTTCGTGTGGACCTAGAGAAAGCACACAAAATAAAAAAAGATTTAGTCAAAGAAGAAAAACAATATTTAAAAAAGATTAAAGATGATACAGGACTAGACGTAGAAATATGGGCCGCTGCATCAATAGCAAAAGTATTTGATAAATTGAAACTACCCTATGATCGAACGGCCACCGGAGCCCCTAGTTTTACCAAGAACTTTTTATCACAACACCCTAACGAAACAGCTCAAGCGATAGCTCAGTCGAGAGAAATAAACAAAGCGCATACAACTTTTATTGATACCATTTTAGAACATGAGCATAACGAAAGAATTCACGCAGACATCAATCAAATACGATCTGATGACGGTGGAACGGTGACGGGCCGTTTCTCATACTCCAATCCAAATCTTCAGCAAATCCCCGCTCGAAGCAAAAAGATCGGCCCGTTAATCCGAAGTTTATTTTTACCAGAAGAGAATTGTGTTTGGGGTGCCTTTGATTACTCACAACAAGAACCAAGACTCGTTGTACATTACGCAGCCCTATCGCAACTGCAAGGTGTATCGCGGATCGTGGATGAATACAATGAAGGCGACGCAGACTTTCATCAAGCGGTAGCAGAGATGGCTGACATCAACAGGAAAGATGCCAAGACCATTAACTTAGGTTTGATGTATGGCATGGGTAAGAACAAACTCATGGCAGAACTAGGACTCCTGGTCGAACAAGCAGAGAAACTTTTGAAACAATATCATGAGAGAGCTCCGTTCGTGAAACAACTTATCGATGCTGTATCACGCAGGGCCCAGGAACGTGGACGCATTCGCACGATTGGTGGTCGTATTTGTCATTTTGATTTATGGGAACCGGCTAGCTTTGGTATACACAAACCGTTAAATCATGCTGATGCACTAGCGGAACATGGACCGGGGATTAAGAGAGCTTTCACTTATAAAGCTTTGAACAGGTTAATACAGGGTAGCGCTGCAGATATGACAAAGATATCTATGGTTAACTTATACAAAGAAGGGATTGTGCCACATATACAAATACACGATGAATTAGATGTTTCAGTAGAAAGTCCAGAACAAGCAGAAAAAATAATTGAGGTTATGGAGCAAGCTGTTAAACTACAAGTTCCAAATAAAGTCGATTATGAAAAAGGTAAAAATTGGGGAGAAATTAAATGAACTGTTGGCATTGTAATACACAGTTAACGTGGGGTGGAGATCATGATATTGGAGAAGAGGACGAGGAGTATAGTGTTGTGACAAATTTAAGCTGTCCTAATTGTAAAAGTTTTGTAGAAGTATATTTACCAAAGGAGGACCACAATGAGCTTTCTAGTAGCGAACGTACCACCCACTAAAGTATTTGTTAAAAAACAATATCTCTATGACTTACAAAAAGGTCATGGTGAATTTGTAGAGGGTGTTTGGGTAACCTGTAAATCTATTGAAGGTAGAGCTTTATATTTTGAAACATATTTACCAGAGTATGGAGCACTATATGATAAACTTCCTATCTCTGCTTTTGTATCAGAACCTACAAATTTAGATTTACCTTTAGAAGAATTAGAACTGTGGGATGCTTTTAGTTATCACATGACTGTGATTACAAAATCGAGCATCGCGGGCTGTAAGGCTAAATATTTAGCACCTTCAAAGTCTTGGTACACAGGTGAATATTTATTTACAGTCGATAACTGTCACTCTGATGTCAATACAATGAATAGTGGATATTCAGAAATGCCAGAAGAACATAAATCATTTAACATATTAGGATTAGATAACAAACATTTTGCAGCTCAACCAAACAATCGTTGTTTGTTTTTTGATAAGTCATTAACACCTGCAGAATTAAAAACACCAGACTTTAAAGTGTCGACAGTAGAATATAATGTCGAGACAGAAAGTAAGTGGACCGCCGGAGATGACACCGACTATTTTTATAAGTTAAAAGAAAACAAATAATGAGAGAAGAACTATATTTACGTCAATTAAAAGTTTTACATCGCGTTGTCAAAAACGTCAGAAAGAAATATCAAGGAGATGCTAGTAAGGTTGTTAAACCTTTTGTAGATGATCTCAACAGAATAGCTCTAGAAGTTCACACTCTACAGCATGATATAGAGAAAAACTTAGATAGAAATGATTTGTGCCTCTGTGGTACAGAGCCCACCTCATCAAAAGATAAGGTGAGCTACAAAAAGTGAAGAAGATAGTTAATAATTAATTAATTTTTTTTCTTTGTCAACCACCCATTTTGTAGTATATTATCCCATATATTAATAAATAGAAAGAAGGTACAAGATGTACGTAATAGACAAACAATTAGAACGAGTAGCAGAAATGAAAGGCAAGACTCTTGCGGAATTTTTGAACGCTGTAATCAAACATGAGATTGGTGACTTTTGTTTTGCTGCAACAGAACAAGAAGCAGGTAATATAATTTTATCATTAATGAAGGAGAAGAATAATGCCAGACACGCAAAAGTATAAATCAGTATCGGTTCCTAACGCCACCTATAAAATGTTAGTAGAATTGAGCAAAGAAATATTTGAAGCCCCCTTGACTATATCGAAAACTATAGAATACTTAGCTAGGAAAGAAACTAAAAGTAAGAATGGCAAAGGCTAAATTTAAATGTGGTGAATGCCAAGGTGCAGGCTACATTGAAACAAAGAGAAGTCGTAACGAAAGTGTCATCATGAAATGTGATCGCTGTAATGGAAAAGGTTTTATTAAAGTGAAAAAACCTGTCTTACATGAAACGATTGTTGGTGATGACTATCGTTTGGATTATCGAGGATAAGTTGTGGCTACTAATCTGAAATCCATAAAAGGTATTAGTTCAGAATTGTTAGCAGCAGTTGATTATATCAAGAAAGGATACTATGTGGCTATTTCTTTGGATCCTTTATGTCCTTTTGACCTTGTTGTCACTGATAGCGATGGGAATAGTTTTTTGGTGGATGTAAAGACCGAAAGTAAACGAAAAACAAAATCAGGAACGCACGATAAAGGAGGACGTATTTATCGTGCGTTAACCGAAGAACAACAGAAGATGGGTGTTCGATTGAGATATATTTCTTGGGATGAAGACAATAAAAAAATTGAGGAGTTAGATGGAAAAGATAAATGAATTTTATTATCCGACGTCGTTTATTCGAAGCGACACCGAAAGTAAAGGCAGGACCTATGATGTCAAGGACCAAGTATCTTTGGCGAGTGTCACGACTATCTTAGGTGAAACAAAAGATAAAAGTTTTTTAGAAGATTGGAAGAAACGTGTCGGTAAAGAGAAGGCCAAGAAGATTGTAACGGAAGCCTCGAAACGTGGAACGTCGATGCACAATATTATTGAAGGGTGGGTATCCGGTCAACAGCACCTAGATTTGACTCCGATTGGTCAAAATGCTCATAGCATGGCAACACAGATCATAAAAAACGGTTTAAAGGACCGTCTAGAGGGGTATTACGGTATCGAGGCCCTAATGTATTACCCTGGATTGTACGCCGGTAGCGCAGATTTGGTGGCCAAACATGACGGTGAGATCACGATTATTGATTTTAAACAGACGAATAAACCCAAACGTGAAGAGTGGATCGAGGATTATTTTATGCAGTTGGCAGCTTATGCTATGGCACATGATTACATCTATGGCACCTCTATTGACAAAGCAATGATTATGATGTGTAGTGTAGATAACTATTATCAGGAATGGATACTTTCTGGTGCACAGTTAAAGCATTATAAACACGAGTTTTTAAGGAGAGTTGACCAATACTATGGTCAAATAAAACAAGAACTATAAATGGGATCAGTTATACCACAAGCAGTTAGAACAGGAGCACCTTTACTTGTTGGTGGAGGTATCACTGCTTCTAAAATTAAACCCGAAGATATGAAAGGTGTTTTATCTTCTGGTGTGGGATCTCCGGCCACTTCTATGATCATGGAAAAAGTTAAAGGTGAGTCAATCAAAGATACCAATATTGGCAAGGTCAAAGATGTGTTAGGTCGATTAGGTGTTAAAGATTCAGAGGTAGCTCAAAAGATAGCAGAAGATATGGTCGGTGATTACGACGATGCTGTCTTAGGTGACGATGAAATTATGGAAGAAATCATGAATCGTGAAGATGTGAAAGAACAAATTAAGAAAGATAGAGAAGACAGAGAACCTAACGCGCAAGGGGGTATGATTGACAAGGCCCTCTACGATCGATCGTAATTGTTAACCAAATGGTTTTTGATAGGGTGGATTTGTCTGGGCCAAGGCTTAGAGCAGGTATGTGTACGTATGGGATCTGAAATTATTCATAATAGTTACGAGGATTGTAATCAATATTTTCAAGTTCTTCGAGAAGAGTTCTCTGATGTGGAGACTTTGAAAATGAATTTTACCTGTGTTAACGGCGGTTTGTTAGAAGATTTTTATTAATCCTGGGGTTTAACACGATCGAGCTCACCCCGTCCGTCACAAAAGGGACAGGGCAGCTTCTCGATCTTTCCCGTGCCGTGGCATTCGATACAGACACGGATATCATAGTTTATTTGTTCTTTTTTGTAGTCTTGTTGTTTTCTTTTCATTTCTATTTGTTTGTGGTACGCGGATCGTGGAGCGTGGATTACCGTAGCACATAAGGGGAGATTTAGGAAAAAGTTTTTTTAAAAAAAAAAATATGGTCGAAACCCCCGGTAGTGGTGGTAGAGTAAGAAAACACTATATATTTCAACAATAATAGCACGATTTTGGTCTACCACGGCCGTGGTAGACGTGGTAGAGTAGATTTTCAAAAAGCTATATTTATCAAGCTTTTTCAAGCTCCTAGCTTGGCGCGAAGAGGTTTTTTGTTTTTCTATAAAAAAATTGGATTACCTAAAAATTTCCCTTATAGTGAGAGTATGAGGATTGTAAATGTTGTTTGGTTAGATACGAACGAGTGCAGTTTGTCCGGCTGGCAAAGCAAAGAAGAACTCATGGATAGCAAACCCTGCACTGTTTCTTCATTAGGATACCTCATTAAAGAAGATACAGATTGCATTACAATAACTGCAGACAAAGACCATTACGATGAAGATGATTTATATGGCAGGGCTCAGGTTATACCCAAGGGTGTTGTCATTAAAATTGAAATTCTAGAAGCTATTAAGAATCCGACTCCAGAACTTCTTCGACGGGCTTAATTAATTTTAATTCAGTAGGTTTTTTAACTTTATCTTTTAAACTTTCTACGTCTTCATGTTCTAATAATAATTTATTATCCTCGATAATCTCAGATAATCTAGCTTCTAATTCTCTTTCACTAAGGTCTTCCAGCTTACCATGTTTAATAATCTTTTGCTCAATGTATAATCCGGCGGCCTTACCCCTGGCAACTTCTGCATTGATTGCAGCAGACCAAGCGCCTTTTTCTCTAGCTTCTTCTCTAAGTCTAGCTAATTCTGTGATGTGAGAACCGTAATCTATTCTATATTTTTCTTGTAGTTCTGATCTTATCTCATCAATATATTTAACAACCAAAGGAAACTTTCTAGGATTGCGTAACTCAGAAGCTCTTACATGTGCGGAGCCTTCTGCATACCCAGCTTCAATAGCACACTCTGTTGGAGACTTACGACCTTCATTGGTCACCAACAATGTAGCAAACTTCATCTGCTGTTCTGTTAATATTTTTGGTAAACCCATAGGTTCTTATAAAAAATATATATTGTAAAAGCAAGTAAATTGTGATAATGGTTTACTCGAAGTGAGGAACCCTTCTTTTATTAACTGACTTTACAGTCACAAACGTGTTCCTCCTAAAATCACTAACTAGTCTGGTTCTTCACTTCACACTTGAAAGAAAAGAGGTAAGCTATAATATGAATGGTATGTCATTTAAAAACAAAAAGGATGAAGAAGAATTCAAACAACAGCTCAAAGAAGCAATGGAAATCTTGCAAAAACAAGATGTTCACTTCTTTAGGTCAGAACATATTTTGCCAATACTACAAACTATGACTCCTGAGCAGCTAGAAATATTTGAACACCTTACAGGTATCAACCGACAAACAATACACTAGACAATGTCATCATACACAACAAAGTCCCTCATGCAGGTGCTGGAAAAGTTCTGTGCAAGTCCTGTTGGTAGTCATGCAAGAGTTCAAATGGTATTGCCGCAAGGTAGAAATCCTTTGCAACGAGAGTTTAATATCAAAGAAATTAAGTTGGTAGAGAATCAAATTATTGGTGCAAAAGAGAAATATCGCATGCTAATTCTAGTGGAGTAATTACTTTGAAATCAGAGTCAGCCTTTTGGCTAGAAACGAAAGAAAAACTCAACGGATTTTCCCTGATAAGGCTAGAAAGTTGGGCATCTGCTGGCATCCCAGATATACTTGGATATAGTGATAAAAAAGGATTTTTTACCATAGAGTTAAAAGTAACGACTAGTAAAAAAATACGCTTCTCACCCCACCAAATAGCGTTTCATTACAAGCACCCAAAGGATAGCTATATCTTAGTCAAGACCCCCGTTCCACGATCTGTGAAACTTTACCCGGGGTCCGCGATCAAAGAGCTTGTAGCCTATGGGCCCACCCACCCGCCTGTAGCCGAAGGATGGGAAGCTTGTCGCCTGTCGCTTGACGCTTGATGCCTGTGGCTTGTTGCTTGCTGCCTGTAGCTTGTCGCTTGTGGCCTCTACCTAATAATTTATGAAAAAAATTTCGTGGTTCGCTATCTCCGTAGGAGATAGCGAACTGCGTTTTATTATTTAAGATAATTAAATACA